ATTAGTACCATTTAATGAATTATTAGTTTGATTAGTACCATTTAATGAATTATTAGTTTGATTAGTACCATTTAATGAATTATTAGTTTGATTAGTACCATTTAATGAATTATTAGTTTGATTAGTATAATTTGGTGATTTATTGGATTGATTAGTACCATATGATGATTTATTGGATTGATTAGTATAATTTAGTGATTTATTAGTTTGATTAGTATAATTTGGTGATTTATTGGATTGATTAGTATAATTTAGTGAACTATTAGATTTATTAGTATAATTTGAAGAATTATTAGTTTGATTAGTATTATTTAAAGAATTATTAGTTTGATTAGTGTTATTTAATGAATCATTAGTTTGATTAGTATTATTTGTTGAATCATTAGTATTATTTAAAGAATTATTAGTTTGATTAGTGTTATTTAATGAATCATTATTTTGATTAGTATTATTTGTTGAATCATTAGTATTATTTAAAGAATTATTAGTTTGATTAGTATTATTTGTTGAATCATTAGTATTATTTAAAGAATTATTAGTTTGATTAGTATTATTTGTTGAATCATTAGTATTATTTGATGAATCATTAGTTTGATTAGTATTATTTGATGAATCATTAGTTTGATTAGTGTTATTTAAAGAATTATTAGTTTGATTAGTATTATTTGATGAATCATTAGTTTGATCAGTATGAGATAAATTAAAGAATTTGTTAAATAAACTATCTAATTTATTTAGATCATAATTATTTTTTTGTATTTTTAATATTTCATCATATTCATTATTATCATTATCATTATTATCATTATCATTATTATCATTAATTTTTTTATTAATTTTTTTATTAATTTTTTTATCAATAATAGATGATATATCTATATAATTTGTATCATTATTTATAAATGAATCAATATATATATTGATATTATTAGTTTTATGAAAATTTATATTATTTCTAAAATTAATAATAATATTATAATATTCTTCAATATCAAAGTTAATATTCATTTGTTATTAATATAATTTGTAGATAAAAAAAAAATTAAAATTATTATATAAAAAATAATATTTTTAATTATTTAATCATGTATCAAATTCATTTACTATTTGATCTTCTCTTAATTGATTATATTTCAATAAAGCATACATAGAAGCTTGTTGTTCTGCTTTTTTTTTAGATAAATCATTACCAGTAGCGATAATTTGACCTAATTTATTTTTAACATGAACAACAAAAAATTTTTTATTATTAGAAGTGTATGAATTAGAGTCTTCATAAATAGGATGTGACCAATTATTTTGATGAAAATATCTTAATAATTTATCTTTAAAATTAGTATCTTTATATAATATTTCTGGATAATCTATTTCTTCTTCTAATAATTTAAATAAAAATTTTTCACATATATCATGACCTACATCAATATCTAATGCACCAATAAAGGCTTCAAAAGCATCTTCTAATAATTTATTAGAATCTCTACCATTATTTAATTCAATTTGTTGACTAATAATCAAATATTTTTGTATACATAATTTTCTTGCAAATAATGCTAAACTTTTTCTATTTTCAATCTTAGTTTTAATTCTAGTTAAAAATCCTTCATCTTCATCAGTATATCTAAATAATAAATATTTAGCAACAATATTTTTAATAACTGTATCACCATAAAATTCTAATCTTTCTGATGATTTCTCTCTTAATTCTATAACATCTTTAGACATTTGTGATTTAATTTTTTTAAGATCACTAGAATGATACATAGTATATTGTGATTTAATATATGATTTATGTGTTAATGCTTCAATATATAATTCAATATTAGTTGCTTGAACATTTAATTTATTATCAAAATTATAAAATATATCATATATATCTTTAGATGTTATAAGAACATTATTTATATTATATGGTATTATTAATTCTTGTTGTGGTTCAACTTTATCCATTATAATTGATTATTATTATTTACTAATATCTTTATATTTATATACATATATTTATTATTATTTCATATATTTTTATTTTCAACTTTTTATATATTCATATATATTTACCAATATAAATCTATATTGATATATATTTATTATATTTACTCATATCTAATATGTATTGTTTTGTATTTGTCTCAACTATTATGTTATTTAAATTAATATATCTTTTCTTTACACATCTATTTAATACTCATTCTAATAATAGTTATTATAATAATATTACATTAAATGATGAATTACAAAAACTTAATGATGATGATAATGATGATAATGATGATAATTATGATAATGATGATAATGATGATAATGATGATAATGATGATAATGATAATAATAATGATAATGATAATAATGATGATATTATAGACACCGAAGATAAAAAATTAGTTAATGAAATAATAGATTTATTAAATAAATTAGAAGAGAATAGTAATGAAATGAAAAAAATATATACTTTAAGTACAGAAGGTAAAAATGAAAATAATATTGATATGAAAAAATTATATGAAAGAGTAAATTTATTAGAAAATATAGTATTTAAATTAACTCATGATTATTTTAATTTAGAAAAAACTTGTGAAGAACTAATTAAAGAAGATAATAATAATAATAATAATAAAGATGAAAATGAAGAAGAAAATGATAATGAAGAAAATAATAAAGAAGATATTAATTTATTATTAGAAACAAAAGAAGAAAAAAATAATACAACAAATATGTTAGATAAAAAAATAGAATAAGATGATTATATAAAAATATTATATAATTATATAGGTTATAAATGAATGAATGAATGAATGAATGAATGAATGAATAAATAAATAAATATATAATTATTTAGAATATTAGATAATTATATATAATATGATTAGAAAGAGGTAGTGATAATAACTTTTTTAGAATTATTAAATTCAGTGATATCATTATTAAATAAATTATTAATAAAATTATTAGGACAAGAATCAGATTTACAAGATTCAATGAGATAACTTTTTAGATCAGTAGAACCATTAGTATAATAAATAAGATTATTTTTTTTAGTAAAATAAGAAGGTCTAGAATTAGAATAGATAGAATTATTAGGATTATTATTATCAATATATAGAGAGAAATAGTATTCTAATAGAGAGATGATGATACGAATAGAATCAACACCATATCTAGGATAAATAAGAATAATAGGGAGAACACCATTTTTTTTATTATATAATTGTATATCATTAGATCTATATAAATTGATTAAAACTTTAATTTTTCTTAAATTTGTTTGAAAGATATCTAAAGAATACCACATCATAATAATTCTTTTAACACACCATTTAACAAATTCATTTTTAGGTTGTAATGCGATAACATATTCTAAACTAAGTATTTTTTCAGCTTCTTTTTGTTGTAATTTATTAATAGGAATATTATTTTGATAATTATTTTGAAAGAGAACATATTTAAGAGTATTATAATCAATAGGTTTATTATATTGCCAATCAAAGAATTCTAATTTATCTAAATGTTTATTAGTAACAATATCAAATGTTTTAATATTTTTTCTAGAAATAACAATATATCCTTGATTAATTCTAAATTCTAAATCTGGAAATAAATTATTAAAATCTTTTTTAATACTATTAATCATTCTATTACCTTCATAAATTTCATCTTCAGGATTAATTATAAGATTATCTATAGATAATGTATTATTATAAATAGTTTTAATATCATTAAGTGAAATATCATCAAAATTCTTTAATTTTTGTTTCATTAATATTTTTTTATCATCATCAAGATTAAAAATATTATTTTGTCCTGAGTCTGTTATTTTTATATCAAACAAATATTCTGAAAAATCTATTTTATTATCATTTAATAAAGGAATATAATATGGATTATTAGCTTCTTGTTTTAAATCTTCTGTTATATTATTATTTTTTGAAGATATAATAGATGTCATTTCTATATTAGATTTATTAATATTAGATTTAGGATTATTAAAAGACCATTTATGAGTAGGTAATAAAAGAATATGACCTTTATTAAATAGAGAACTATTATTAAGAGTATTATCAATATAATCAGGATGAGAATATAATTTAACAATAATAGCAGTATTATTCCAAATATATTTAATAACATTACCATATAATATTAGATCATTATGTTTAATAATAATATCACTATTAATAGCTGGTGGCCATTTCTTTTTTCCTCCAGTTTGATTTATATCATAATTATTTGTGGTATATTTAAATTTATATAATTTAAATTTCATATACATATATAATTTAAATTATATAAAAAATTAATTAAAATAATAATATATCATCATTAAATTCATAAAAGATAAATAAATATAAACTATAATAATAACGAGCTAAACTTTGTTTAGTGATGTGAGACACATATAATTATAATAGATAGTTGGACTTAAATAGGTTTATAATATTAAATAATTAATCATTAGATTTATTATTAATTTGAATGATTAATTCTTTAGGATTTATAATAGGATTACCAGAAGAATTAGAGAATTTATAATTATCAGGATTGAATGTATTATCTTGATCTTGTGGATCATAAGGTGAAATTCTGGATCTACCAGGTGGTATTAAACCTCTTTTAGTATCAATAAATTTTTTATTACCAATTTTAATAGAATCAAAAGTTTTACCAAAACATTCAATTTTAAAATCTTCAAAAATATGTGGATCTAATAAAGTTACTTTATTTTTATTAAGAAATTCATCTTTTGATTTATTTAAAAGATATAAAAGATAGTTAGTGAGATAAGAACCATCTTTATCTTTATTAATATATTGATAATGAAATTTAGTTAATAAATACATAAAACAGACATTAAAAGTACCAATATAAACAGAATATTTTTTATAATGAACTAATTGAAAAGGGATACAATAATCATCATTACCATAAATAGTTAAAAATACTTCACCCTTGTATAAGAATTCTATTCTTTTATCAAAAAATTGAAAGAAAGGTTGATATTCAATAATTTTAATTTCATCATTAAATCTATCATTTTGATTATTATCCATATAATATTTTAATATAGTATTATAAATATTTTTAACATCTTCATCTAAATTAGAAGAGATACATTCTAATGGTACATTTTTAAATTCAATAGTTTGTTGATCTAATTTTTTATTAGGATTAAAAAAAGCATCAAAAGCGAAATAACCAATAAAAATGATAGGATATTTAGAATTATTAGATAATTTAATAATATGATTTAAAATAAATAAAGCAATATTAATAGATTTATCAAGAGAAGATAAAGATTGTTCTTTATTACTAACTTCAAGAGGATAATGTTTTAATAATAACATACCTCTTTTAAAAACTTTTTCTAATCTCCAAAAACTATTAATAGGATCATTATATTGTCTTAATAAATCAATTAAAGCGACTTTAGGATGTATTAATCTTAAATTATCAATAGGAATATATAAAATAGAATAGAAGATATTAGAAGGCATATAAGTGATATTACAATATTCAAAGAAATTGATATAGATTTTATAAGTTTCTTCATGAGAACCATTAATACCTGAAATATAATCATATTTATTTTTTTTAAATAATAAATCACATAATTCTTTTAAATCATTAATAGGATCAGGGGAATAGAAATCAATATCAGGAGTATCATCATCAGTATAAAAAGAATCATTAGGTTTAATAGTTTTAATTAATAAATCCCAAGCCATACCACCATAAATAATTCTTTTTTTACGTTTAATAAAATCGAAAACGATATCTTTAATTTCTTTATAAATATCAGTAAAAGGACCTAATAATTGTCTTTTTTTAATTTCACCCTTTTTTTGTAAATTATCAATATTATCAGTAATTAATTTAATATCATTATCTCTAAATAAATTAATTTTAAACATTATTAAATACTATAAATCAATATTATAAAAAAAATAATTTAATTAATTTATTATAATAAATAATTATAAAACATATTTTTATTCATTCATAAAAAATTTAATAAATTTAAATATGAAATTTATTAAATTATTATTAAAAAGTTAAATATTTATATCAATTTTATACTCATAATTCTTCCATATTAATATTATAACGTTTCATATAATCACATAATATATCTTTATCATCATTAGTTACAAAATTAATAGCATTACCAGTTCTACCAAATCTACCAGTTCTACCAATACGATGAATATAAGTTTCAGGTTTTTTAGGAATATCATAATTGATAACTAATGAAATTTGATGTATATCAATACCTCTAGAAGTTAAATCAGTAGATAATAATATATTAGCTTGTCTATTTTTAAAATCATCCATAACATTAAAACGTTCAATTTGTGTTAAACCACTATGAATAGCTAAAACATTAAATTTATTATTTTTAAGAAGATCATTAATTTCTTTAAGAGTTTCAATAGAATTAAAATACATCATAATAATTTTATCACTACAATCAGGTAAAATATTAACTAATTCTTTTTTCTTTTTATCTTCATTACCACTATTAATATAAAATTGTGCAATACCAGCTAAATTAACTTGTTTTTCAGGTATTAAAATCTTAATTGGTTTTGGCATAAAATGATTAGTTAAAGTTAATATTTGTAATGGCATTGTTGCTGAAAAAACACCTATTTGAACTGATTCTTTTACATAATCTTTTATTATACATTTTGTTGTTTCTAATAAACCAGTTGATAATAATGAATCTACTTCATCTAAAATTAATAATGATAATTTTGAATTATCTAAATAAACTTTTCCATTTTTATTAACATCTAATAAATCTTTAATTCTACCAGGAGTACCAATAACTACTTGTTCATTAAAATCACCTCTATAATTAGATATATCTTTTTCTAAAAAATTTTTATCATTATAATAAGAATTATTTCTAGTTCCACCAATATGTAATCCAAATGTTATACCTGTATTTTTAAATACTGTCACTGCTACTAAAAATATTTGATGAGCTAATTCTCTTGAATTTGTTAATATTAATATTTGCATATTTTTTACTGATGGTCTTATTTTACACATTGCTATTGTTAAAAATGTTAATGTTTTACCACTACCACTTTGTGCTTGAACTATACAATCATTACCATCTAACATAGGTAATATGGCTAATGATTGTACATTTGATGGTTTTTCAATACCATAACTATATAAACCAGATATAACACTATTTATATATGATTGTTGTTGTGGATCTTCATATAAATCACCTATTTGATCAAATCTTGTTAATATATGATCATTATATTTATAATTCTCACATACATCTACATTTATCGTTTGTCTAAGATATTCAAAATGGTCTTTAAATTCGTTTTCGCTTTGCATTTTTCTCAATATTTATTATCAATATTATTTCTTACATATTATTCTTTTATATCATTATAATTTTATTTTTCAATTTTTTTTTATAATCACAAATGTAATGAGTAAGTATGAAAACTGATTAGTATGATATTATAGATAAGTTTTATCTATAATATCATAATATAAATATATATAGAATATAATAAATAGTTAATAATAAAAAAATAATCATAAAATCATCCCATTTTAAAAGTATAACTACAAATAGTACATTGAACAAAAATAGTCATAGGTTCATCAGCACTTCTAGTTTGCATTTGCCAAGAGATACATTTTTTTTCTTTACATTTTTTACATTGATAAAGATCAGTAGTTTTAATATTATTTTTTTTATAATCAATTAATTTCTTTTTTTCAACACATTTAGACCAAATAGAATAATCTAATTCACTAGGATCTAAATTAGGTAGATCTTCAATTTTCATAATATTATCATTTAATTTATTAAGAAGATCACATTTAGGATTTTTAAGATTATATTCAATATCATCAATTTTATTATTAAATATAATATCAAAAATATCAAAAGTCATATTTAATGAATTAAGATAATTAATTGTATATTTACTAATATATAGATAAAGTTTTGCAATATCATTTTTATTTAATATATCATTAAATTTATTATAAAATTTATCAATAGTTTTATTAAAAAATATATCTAAAAATAATTCTTCTAAATTATTATTATTAATATTTTTAATACAATTTTCAATTCTTTTATCACAAATAATATTATCAATATTAGGTTTTATTTTCAAATATGTTAAATATTCATTAAATTTATCAATAATATTATCATTAAACGTGTCTGTTGTATTTTTAATAGTATAAAGATAATCTTTTAAATATATCTTCTTATTTTTATCCATTTTTTATTAATATTAATCAAATAATATTTATATAATATATAATAAATCAATAATAAATGAAATAGTATATAAAAACTATTTTTTTCATTTTTTTTCATATTTAGTTCAAATTATATTTATTATAATTAAGTTCAATTAAATATTTTTGTAATGGTAATATATAACCTTTACTATTAATCATTTTCATATTATTTAATATAATATCAATATTATTAGAATTATTATATTCAAATTTATTATTGATATAAACATCATGTTCACCAGGTAATTTAATATTAAAATTCTTATTAGATAATAATAAATCTTTTGTATAAAATTTATTATCATATGTTTTACTACCAAATATATCATTTATCAAATTTTTCTTATATTTATGTTTTATTTTATTATTAATATTATTATATAATATATTCCATTTTGGTATTAAACTTGAATATTCTATTAATCTTATTTTCTCTTTATCATTTAATAATGTTCCATAACCTCTTAATCTATATTTATTTATTATTTCTATTGGATCTTTTGTTCCTGCAAAATATTTATAATCAATATTTAAAAATGTATGATATGATGATATACAAGATGGTAACATTAAAACAGTTTTACCATTATAATAACTTCTAACAGGTGGAAGATGAAATCGACTAACAGTACCAAAAAAATTATCAAATTTAGTTTGAAATAATTCAAATGGATGATTAAGATATTTTGAACTAAATTTATATTTTAAATTAACTTTAATAATAATATCATTAAAAGTTTCAGTAGTATTATCTGATTTAATATTTTTATTATCTAATTCATCATTTAAATCAGTAGTATTAATATTATTTAATTTATTAATAATATTATTAGACCATTTATTATTATCATTAATAATATCATTTTTTGATTTAATAAAAATGATATTAATATTATCAATATGAGTAATTTCAAAAATAGGTAAATAATTAATATTATTAAAATTAGATGTATTCATATGTTTTTCATTTTCATTAATTTGCCAATAAATATATTCATTATATATAATTTTTTTAATATCATCTCTATTTAAATTAATAATAATTTCTTTAAAATCCATATGTTTAATTTCATCATTAGATGTTATTAATTTATCTATATAATTTTTATTAACCATAATAACTATAGTTTTTAAATGTTGAAATTTATAATTATCTATTTCACTATTTTCATCTATTTCTTTTATATTTTTTATTATTGTATTTGAAAATTCTATTATTTTATCTATAAATTTAAAACTATCTAATATATTACACATTATATCTATATCTGCTTCATTATAATAATAATTTATATATTTAACAAAATCATCATCTGTTAATATATCATTAGATATGAAATTTAACATTAAAGGATTAAAATTAGCTAAACATGCTGCCATTAAACTACCAGTTAAACCAAGATTATTCCAATTTACATCTTTTAATAATTCATATTTATTATTTATAAATAATTTTAATCTATTTTTAAAAGTATTTAAATCAGTAACACCATATCTAAAATTATGTTGTTTAGTTTGATCAGGTATAGTAATATGATGATTAGTGACACCTAAAATATTATTTTCAACATTTAAAATAGATTTTTCAACTAATATAGGTAAATATGGACATAAATGTATATTAGTTTCAATAAAAGGATAATGTGGTAATAATGAAGCAGTTTCAATATCAAATATAAATCTATCATTATCATTAATATAAGATTTTTTAATAGATTCTTCTAAATATAATGTTAACCAAGTATATGATAATAAATATCTAAATAATGAATAATTTTTTTCAATAAAAGATATTTTACCATCTTTTTTAAAATTATCATATATTTTATTATTCATTAATTCATTTAATAGATCTTTATTATTAATGATTAAATGACAATAATCTTTTGATACTAATAAATTCATTATCATATAATATTTCTCTGTTATTGTCATCAAATTTAATAATTTTATTATCATTTCATTATTTATTTTATTTACTTTTATTTCATTAGTCAATCTATATATTTTATAACCTGATTTATTTATACTTGATGATGCATCTGTATATAATGTTTTACGAAATAAGAAACTTAAATAATTATTATCTTCAGCATCTTTATTAGATAATTTTTTTAAAACTTCAATAATAGTATTATCTTGTAATCTATGATATAATGATAAATTGAAACCTCTTTCTATAAATTTTAATGTAATATTCAAATGAGTATTATTTTTATTTGACCAATATTCTGATTCTATTATTGAATTTATCATTTTTATTCTATTATTTTTATTATTTTTATTATAATTACATAATAATTGATCTAATAAATACATATTATAAATTTCATCTAATGTTATAATACCATAATATTGTTTTAAATAATTATTAATATTATGTTCTTCTAACATTGGTAAAAATATATATAAATTATTTTCTCTATAATTATCTATATATTTAGTTGATATATTCATTATTCTATCTCTATTTATTATACCCATCATATTTCTTAATTCTCCATTTAATATATTTAAATTCATCTCTATTATATTTACTTTATTTTTTATTTCATTCCATAATTCTATTGATATCGTTTTATCATATATTTTTTCATCTAATTTCATATCATTTCTAACACATATAATATATACATATTTATACATCTCATATAATTCATTCTTTTTCATTTCATCTAATATCATCCATTTATTATTAATTTCATCATATATATTTTGTCTATTATTATTATATAATGGATTAGATATGATATTATTATATTCTGTAATATCTTCATTATTTAGAGAATTATTATTTATGTCTAAATCTAATATATTCATCTTTTTATAATATTATTTTATAATTATAATAATATTAATATCAATATATTGTTAATATTCAACTTTTCAATTTTTTAAATCAAACTCAATATCAATTATATATTTTATTCATGGTTCATAATATAAAAAAAATAATTTAATATGATAATTAATCAATAAATAATAAAATCAATCAATATAAATAAAACTATCATCAGTTTTATGTTTATCAATATAGACATTATCAATTAATCTATTTAATCTATTATTAAAGAGATCCATATCATCAATAATAATAATATCATTTAATTTTTTAACTAATTCATTAAATAAATCTTTTTTAAAGATGTATTTTGTTTTATCAAGAATATAATATTCTTTTAATATTTTAATAATATAACAATCAATAATTGTAGATCTATTTAATTCAATATTATTATCATTTTTATCAATATTTTGAGTAATATTATTAGATATAATATTAAAATTAATAATATTAATATCATTATAAATTTGATTAATAATAATATTATCATCATTAATAGTAATTAATTTATTATCAATTAATTGTTTAATATGTTCATCAAATATATCATGTTTTTTTACATTTAATTTAGTTTTAATTAAATTTAATGAATTATCATTATTAATTGCAAATAAGATAGAAGCATGTAATAGATTACAAGAAATATTAAATTCATTAAATGATAATATAATACCTGAATCTAATAAATTTAATGATAATTTTTTTGTTAAAATAGATGTATCAAAATATTTTAAACCTACATTGCAATATAATTGAAGTTCTATTGGTATATTTTCTATTATTATTTGATTTAAATCAGGTTTATTTATAACAAAATAATTACATTTATCTAAATCTATTTTTTTATCTATTTTTTCATATTTTTTATTTATATCATTATAATCTATATTTAATTGTTTTAATTCATTTTTATATTTAATAACATCTTTCATTTCATCATTAAATTTAATTAAATCTTTTTTAAAATTATGTATATCACATATATTAATCATATAATTAGTAATAGAAATTTCTTTATCAAGATAATCAAGAGAAATTTTAGAAACTTTGATTTTATTAAAAATTCTAGTTTTATAATGAGTTAAATAATTCAAGAATAATATATCTTTATTAGGATATAATCTCATAATATTTATCAAACCTTGTAAATTGTCTATTTTATGATTATCTATATAATAATCTAAACCAAATAATATATAATTTATTAAATTATCTTGCATTAATAATTTATTAATATTATTAGTTAATATTACTTCTTTATTAATTTTTTTAATAAAATTATTATCAATTATATTAATTTTATTAATAATATTAAATTGTGTAATAATATCTAAAAATAATTTTGGAGTTTTATAATCATATTTATTAGTATTAATAAAGTTATTAATAACTAATTCAAGATATTTAATAGATATTTTACTTAATTTAGTACTTATTTTATCATTATTATAATTATCATATATAAATAATAAAATATTTATTATATTATCTATTTGTTTTATTTGTATTACAGATAATATTTTATCTAATTTTAATAATATTCTTAATTTTATTTTAATATATAACATTTCCATCATATCATCTATTATTTCTTTATATTTTTCTATGAAATCTTTAAAATGATTTATATAAGATAATATATATATTATTTTATTTTTTTCATCTTTTATTATATTTTCAATATAATTTAACATTAGATCACAAACAGTATTATAAAAATTATCATAAATATTTTTACTAGATATTAAAATATTTTTAACATTATCATTATAATTAGTTGAATCAATCTGTGTATATGTTTTTATAATTAAAATTTCATTCATTAATATGTTCCAATATTTAACATAATTTGTTTGTTTTTTTATTAAACCTAATATCCATTTCTTTATTATTATTTGTTTATCATTCAATTTATTTATATATGATAAATATATTATTATTTTTATTATTTGAATATTTTCACTATATGTGTTTGTGACATATTTAAATAATTTATTATCTATTATATAATCATAATTATATAAATTTAATATTTTATTCATATTATTAATATTATTATAAATATTAATAAAATGATCTATATCATCATTTGATTTAACTATTTCATCTATTATATCTATTATTTTATTTATTATCACATTTATATCTAAATCTTTTTTATTTTTATATAAATCTAAATAATATTCATTCCATGAAAATATTCTATTCTTCATAAAAACATCTGATATAATATTATTTATATCAAAATTATTTTTATTATTATATTTAATAATATTATTAATATCAACTAATTGACTTGAATTATTTAATAGATAGTTCATTTTATATTTATTTATATATATATTTATTATATGATTTTATTATATCATTATTATTTCATTTTTTCAATTTTTTTGAAAGGGAGTTTATTGCTTTAGCAATAAACTTACTTTTAAAAAAATTAGGCGCTAGAAAGAAAATCTTTGATTTTCTTCCCAGCTCAATTTTTTTATCTTGCGAACAAAGTGAGTAAGATAAAACTAATTGGTATGAGGATTTTAATATGGTTTTATTTATAAAACTATATTAAAAGACCAGGCTCAATTTTTTTGAGAGGTTTTATTGCTAAACTAATAAACTTACTTTTAAAAAAATTGGTGAGAGAGAGTTTTTAACTCTTGTGGATCAATTTTTTGAGAGATTTTATTGCTAAACTAATAAACTTATTTAAAAAAAATTGGATATATTACTTAAAAATAATTTATAAATTAATATCTTTTTAAGAATCTATTTTTTATAAATTTTGTAATTAAGATAAATAAAACTGAAAATAAAATTGATCGTAAAACAAGACTATAAAATGGATTTTCATTATTATCAAATTTAGAGAAATATTTACTAAGAATACAAATAATAAATTGTGAATTTAATAAGATGAATAAAATACAAGCAATAATTTCACAATAACTATTTTCAATTAAATAATTAAAAATATTATTTTTAATTTTGTTACTATTTGGTAATAAGACTGGAGAATTATTAATTTCATCTAATTCAGCTAAAACATCTTGTCTAGAAAAAGATTTATTAATAGAATTAAATTGTGGTGTATTTTGTGGAACTAATGTTGGTGATAATTGTGGTATTTGTTGAGATTGTTTATTTAATCTTTGTTGTTGTAATTGTTGTTGTTGATATAATGGTAATTCATTTTCAAAATTTCTATGATATTGTACTGGTATTTCTTTTTGTTGTTGTGATTGTTGTAATTGTTGTTGTAATTGTAATTGTTGTTGTAATTGTTGTTCATGTTGTAATTGTTGTAATAATTGTTGTTGTGAATGTTGTAATTGTTGTTGTTCAGAATTAATATTATTCATAGTATTTAATTTATTAATAGGAGTAGAGAAATCATTTTCAGTATTTAAAGCATTATCTAAAGCTGTATTTAATTGTGTATTCATTTTATTATCTTTATAATAAAATTAATAAACAAAATTATATTTATTATTTTTACGCTAAAACTATATATTTTATAATTATATTCATATAATATTTTCTATATCTTTTTTTTCTATATCACACCAACTAAATCCATATTCTATATTATTTGATATTAATAAATTATATTTATCACAAAATTCTATATAATTATTATTATCATCTAAATAATCATTAAATAATATATTATATTTAAATATTGTCATTACATTATCTTTAATAAATTTAACTAATTTTTTATCATATAAAATTTCATATTTTTCATTTTTATCAGTTTCATTATGTATAATAGATTTATATCTTAATTTATTACCTAATACAATATTATTACAATATCCTGAATAATATGTAAAAAATATATTTTTATATATTATCTCTCTTAATTCTTTCTCATTAATTTCCATTAAATTATGATTATTATCATATTTTAATATATATACATCACCTAAAATAATATCATTTTTTGTATTATAATCATATTTTAAATATATTGATAATAAATTTATATATTTATCATTTATTTCATTTTCATTTAATATATTATTACTTATCAAATCATACATTACATTATTATAATACATAACATAATTATAATCTTTATTTATATAAATTGTATTATTACCATATAATCTATTTTCATTTGATATATTTATTTCTTTATTTATATTTTTTATTTCATTTTTCATTTTTTCATTTATTTCATTATTTGGATCAATCATATCTATATATTTTATCAATATATTTTCATTTAATATATCATCTAATTCATCATTAAAGGATTCAATAAAATTATTATAAATAGAAGAATCAATAATAAGTGAATCGGTATTAGAAGATAAAATATTATTAATATTAGATTTTTTATTATTAGGAGAGATAATTAAGATTTTCATATTAAGAGATATATAAGAATTTTAATAAATATATTTTTATATTAAAATTAAATTTTTATAATATCAATACCAATATCTATAATTTGATCATATAGATTAGATAATTCTAATATTCTATTAAATTTAATAGGTTTAGCAGTAATATATTTATAAATATTATTTTTAGAAGGATAAGCAATAAATTGAAAAGTATCAGTAATTTCATATAAATAGAATTTATTTTTGATAATTTTAATAATATCATTAGTGATTTTGATATAAGATTTTTTCTTAGTAATACCTTTAATTATATTAAAATCATTAATATTAATTGTTTTTAAAGTATTAAGATTATTGATATTAGGAGAAGTTAAAGCTAACCATTCTTCATTATATACAGTAATATAATTAGTAATATTATTAGTTATAAGATTATTTAATGGAATTTTTTTATCATATTTTAAATCACAAACAAAATATAATGTTTTAGGTATATCAATTTGTATATTAACTTCTAATATATTAATAATAGTATCTAATGGCAGATTCATATAACCTAATTTATTATAAATATTCATAATCATATTTCTTTTTTTAGTTAAAAATAATGGATTTAAATAATTTAAATCAAAATCACCATTAGATATTTCTTCTCTAAAATTATCTAAATTATATGATATAATTTCTTTTGTATGTGATTTTGAATCTACTTTTATAAAAAATTTCATATTTAAATTCAAATTTAAATAAATTCTATGATTTTTAAAAAAACTAATATAACCTACTAATAAAATATATTTATCTCTAGATGATAAAATTTTTATTTGTTTCATAAGATTATATTCCATTTTAGATTTCCAATATATATTCATTTTTTTTTCAATTTCTTTAATTTTAGTATTAATCATTTTAATTTCTAATACTTTTTTATTTTCATTTTGTAATTCTATTGATAATTCATTAAATTTATTATATAATAATCCCATTTGTTCATCTGTTGTTATTTTATTAGTAATTTTATCAAGATCAATAATATTAACTTTATTACCTAAAACACTATTTTTAATCTTATCAATAAATTTATCTTTATTAATTTCACTTAAACCAGAAATATGTCCAATAATAATATTAGTATTTATCTCAGTATCCATTATATATTTATTATAAATAATTACTCTAAAATAATTATATTATTATATATTATATTATATTATAATCCATGAATAATATATGTTTTGATAAAACTTCCTTTTATTTTAGTATTATTATCATTATTATCATCTTATTTTTATTATTTAAATATAATAAAAAAGACATAATACATGATAAAGAAAATATAAATGAATTATTAATAAAATATAAAAATGATATAGAATCATTAAAAAATGATTTATCACAAAATTTAAATAAATGTAATTATCAAAAACAACAATCTTCACCACAAACTATTATTATTAAAGATAATCCTAAAAATGATTTAACTATAGAAAAAAGAGATAGACAAGTTTTATATGATCAATTATATCCACCATTAGGTAGAACAGAAAGACCAATAGCTGATAATATATTAAATACATTTAAAGATAGTAGATTTAATATATCAACAAGAGGTTATCAACAAGATACACCAAGATTATTAGGTCATTTTTATAAAGATAATAATCCAAGAGAAATATATAAATTATATGGTTGGAGTAAATATCCTGGTAATAGTATTGGTAATTTTTATTATACTTATGCTAATGATAATTATAATGTTAAAATTCCATTAGATGATAAAAATTCTAATTTAAAAAGAATTGATGATTTACCATTAGAATTAAAAATATCAAAAGGTCCAATAAATGGAGAATTTAAATTAGATGAATTACCAAAATCAGATATATCAAGTGGTTATTATTAAATCTAATATTTTTATAATAAAATTATTAGATTAAATATATTTAATAGAAAGATAATAAATAATATTATCTTGAAATTTATATTGTAATATTAAATCACTTTTATATAGATATAATGCTAAACTTATTAAAATATCTAATTGTATTATATCACTTATTATAAATTTTGAATTTAATATTAATGATCTAATTATACTATTATATGAATCAATATCATTTTTTATAGATTTATAACACCAATCTACAATACTATAAATTTTTGTATCATTTGTTAGCCAACCCCATAACCATATTTTTTCATCTAATAAATATGATCCAATTAATTCAACTTCATATTTTATATTTAAATTCATTGTTTTTGATTTTAATATAAATCTATCATTTAATTTTTTATTTATATCATTTGACATAATCAAATAATAATCTTTTGATATATTATTTATTATATCATAATTCTCTAATGCATTTGATAATAATTTATTATTCATTTTATATATTATTTATTTTTATTTTATTTTTTAGATTTCTTTGATTTCTTTAATTTTTTTGATTTCTTTAATTTATTTTTTTTATTATTAAAATTATTTTTTGATAATATATCACTATTTGTTACTATATTATCCGTTGAAAATTGACGTATTGATATTGTATTTTTTGGTTTTTCTTGTTTATTTAATACACATATATTCGGAAAACCATATCCATAATATATACATTCTTCTATTTCTCCTCCTATTATATTATTTTTATATATCATCTCATGTAAATTATTATATATTTTAATATCTAATGACATTATTATTATTTGTATATTATATATCTCATATTTTTTTTATATGAAATTATTATTTATTTTATCATATTTATTATATTTATTATATAATAAGTCATATAGTATTGATATATTAGTATTGATATATTAGTATTGATATATTAGTATTGATATATTAGTATTGATATAGTAAGTTATAATGATATAATATTGATATAGTGAGTTATATTGATATAGTAAGTTATATTATGTGCTCATGCTCATTACATTCGCGCTTATTCGCACAAATATGTTATATAATATTGATATAATATAGATATAGTAAGTTATAATGATATAGTAAGTTATAATGATATAATATTGATATAGTGAGTTATATTATGTGCGAATAAGCGCGAATGTAATGAGCATGAGCACAAATATGTTATATAGTATTGTTGTAATGAGTTATTATAGTATTATCATATGGTATTGTTATAATGATTTTTTATAGTGAGTTATATTGATATAGTAAGTTATAATAATATTGATATAGTGAGTTATAATGATATAGTGAGTTATAATAGTATTGTTATTATTATGAGTTATAATAGTATTGTTATTATTATGAGTTATAATAGTATAGTAATATCAAATATATAAATAGTTTTAAAAATAATATATTAATCATCAAAAATAATAATAAATTGTGTTTTATTAACATTATTAGGTAATTCATTTATTTTGATAATATTATTATCTTTAATATTATTATCTTTAATATTATTATTATCATTATTATTATCATTATTATTATCATTAAGATCTTTATTATCATTATTACATTTAACAATATGATTAATATTACAACAAATACCTTTATTAATACATATATATTTTAAATATGATTTATCATCCAAATCATCTTTATAATTTAGAAATAACACTCTATGTAAAGCTAATTTACGTCCTTTAAAAAAGAAATTAATATAATTAGAATTAGATGATTTAGTAATATAACCATTCCATATACAACAGTCTTTATCATGAAAAGGATCAGAATTTATATTATTAACGATTCTTTTAATATCATTATGTTCTAAACGAATAGATTTATCAATAAGATTACGTCGAGGTTTTTGTAATTCAAACAATTTTAAAAGAATATCATTTTTATTAATCATTTTATAATATTAGTATAAGATTACATAAAAAAATAAATATAAATATATATAATATTAAATATTTATATTTAATAGAAATTTAATCATAATAGATGATAGTTAATTGAGAAGGTGTATTAGTAAAACTAAAAACAGTAATATTATATTTAATATGAATGGAATTATCATATATAATAGAATTAATATTAAAATTAGATTTAGTATATAAATTGATAATATATTGTAAACCATTATTAAAATAACAAATAATATTATCATAATTATCATAAATAATGATTGGTATATTATAGATAATATTCAAAATATGTAATTCAATAATATAATTTTTCATAATTTCATTAGATTTAGTTAAATATTTTTTGAATTCATTAATGAAATTTTCTTTAGTTGGATATAAAATAGATAGATCATCTAATAAATTTAATTGATTTCTTTTATTAGTAATCCAATCTATAACTTGAGATTTAAAATAATTAGATAAATCAGTTTGAAAATCTGAATAATAACCTAAATTTCTTTGTAAAATATCTTTAGATTCGGATAATAACCAATAAAAGGAATTAGCAAATGCTCTATATATAGTATTATTAAAATGAATAATTTGATAATATTTTTGTCCAATTTTTTCAATAGGATGATATAAATTTTCTTCATTAATATTTTTAGATAATTTTTTAATTTGTCTCTTACCAATAATAGGAATATTATTTTTTCCAAACATTTCTGATAATAATTTTTTTATATTATTATTATTTGATTTAATAATTTTTTGATCATTTCTCACTTTATAATTATTAATATTAATAATATCAGTAACATAACAACCTTCTAACATTAATATTTCATTAGATTTTAATTCATTATTAACTAATTGATCAGCAATTTTATTAATACCATTTATTATACTTTCATTAGTTAATGTTATTTTACATTGATTATGTTTCCAAGAACAATGAGGATTACTATTACATGTATTTCTATCTTGATTTATTCTACATAATTCTCTATTATTTTTTATTTCATATTTATCTATATTTAATGGATTTTCATCTATTATATTTACTAATTTTCCTCGTGTTTCATCACCAAAATTAATATCATCTAAAGAATAATCATCATCATCTTTACCACCATATAAAATAGGATCATCTAATAAGAATTCTTCTTGTATAGTATAAATTTGACCACCAATTTTATCTTGTTGTAGATTATCATTAATAGGTATTAAATCAGAATCATCTAAATAATCACTAGAATCATCACTTGATTTTTCAGTAGTAATAGTATCAGTTTCAATAATTAAATTATCATTAATCTTATCAATAAATATAGATTTATTATTATAAGAATCTAAATATAATTTATAAAGATCATTAGAAACAATTTTATATAATATTAATTTAATTTGATGGATTTTGTCATCATTAGATAATTTTTTTTTAAGTAAACGTGAAATTCTATTTTTAATATCAATATTATCTCTTAAAAAATTAGATATTTCTAAACGGAATAATTCAAAAGATTCTTCAATATAATTATTTAATTTAATATATTTAATTCTATCATCAATAATATCATGTTTATAATCACTAATTAAGAATTTATCAATATTATCATAAATAGAATGAGATTCAGCAATAAATTCTTTAGAACCGATAAATTTAACAGATTTTTTAATATCATCTTTAGTTAAAATTTCTTGTTTAATAGGAATACTTATATATCTATCAATAATAATAGCATCAGTAGTATATTTATCACCTCCAGTATCTTGTTTATTAGAATAAAAAATACCAATAGGTAAAATATTAATATTTTTATTAGATTTATTATAAATATCAAAAGAATATTTAATAGTATCATCAAAAGATAATAAATATTTAGAATGATCTTTAGATATTTTAATAGAATAAATACAACCAGAAGGAATAGTAGGAATAATAAATTTATTATTAATAATAAGATATCTAACTTTATTTCTTTTATCAATAATTTGATTAGTAATATTATTATAATCTTTTAATTTTAATAATTTATTATAAGTATTTTTAGCATTATCGATATTAGAGACACCAATATTAATTTTATTGATATTGACTTTTAAATATTGATATATATGATTAATAATATTAGATTTATCTATATTATAATAGAAATATTTATGTAAATCAATTAATTTAGAATCTTCTTTTTTATAAGCTAAATAAATAGGATAATAATCTTCTTCATCTTTAATTAAAATAATAGTTTTTCTATCTTTTTGTAAATAATTTTCAATATTTTCAATATTTTTTTGTATAATAAAGAAATCATTATTTAAATTAATATCTGTTATATTTGCTTCTTTTAATTTTGTTTTATATTTATGATATGAAATTTTATAATTTTTTTGTTCAAATATAAAAATATTAATACCTTTATCATCAATAATACCAGGAATACTTAATATATCATCTATTAAATTATATTCAATTTCAAAATTAGTTTTAATAAAATTAATATAATTATCAATAGTTTTGAATTGAGTAGCAATATCACCAGAATTTAAACTAATAAAAATACTATCTTTAAATTTATGATTAGTTAAAGTATCAATAATTTTATTTCTTATTTCATCAATTGAAATATCTAAAGCATTAGAAATAGCAGATAAATATTTATCATCATCTTTTTTAATACCATATTTAAAGAAGAAACCGGAATTAGAATTAACAAGATAATTATTTTTAATAACTTTAGATTTATTTAACATAGTATTAAAGAAGATATCAAGATATTCAGATAAATAACTAAATCGATTATCTAAAGTTTTATTGGAATCTTGAAGAATATATAATTTATCAGTGATAAATTTACTATCAGTAGGTTTATCAAGTTTAATATCTTTACCTAAACATTTATTATGAAATTCAGCTTTAACTTTATTAACAGAAATAGCAGGATCTTTAATAAAACAACAAGGCATACAATGACCAAATGGATTAGTTGATTTAGATAAGAAACCAACATAAGCATATTCACCATTTTCTTTAGGATTACAAGTATAAAACATATTATTACCATTACCATCATAATTATTAATTTTAACAGCTTTAGTTGTTATATCTTGTAATTTACCATTTATTTTAATTTTAGTTTTCATTTCATATTCACCTGTTTTAGGATTTAATATATAACCAGATTTAATCATATCATCAATATTTTTATCAGTATAAATAACAGGTCTTCTTTTTTTTTTACCAGAATTTTGACAATTTCTAGACCATTGATTTTCTCCTTTTTCTGGTTTATAACCTAATCTTTCTTTATCTAATTTTGTAATTTGTTTAATATTTTTAATAATAGAATCATGTTCAACAACATCATCAACTTTATTTCTTCTTTTAGCAATATTAGTTAAAGAAATTAATTTATCTCTTAAATTTTTTTTAGTAGGATCTTTCAAAAGATAAGTTTGAATATATAGATACATTAAGATATACATGAATGATGTTATATTATCTAATTGATGTTTAGATCTAGCACCACTAATACGAATTTTATAAGAATCTTTAGATCTACCTTGAATATTGATATCAATACCGGGTGGTTTATATTTAGGTATATTATCCATTTTTTTTAACATATTACGTGATTTTTTTAAATTGGGATATTTTTTCATAACTTCTTGTATTCTATCATATGCTACTTTTTCTATTATATTGAATTGTTTTGATATTTCTAATGTTAATAATTTTTCATTAAATTCATAATTTCTCAAAAAATATAAAATTCTTTTTTCAATATTAGCTTCATTTTCATATTTATTAACTCTTTTATATCTAAAATAAGAACCATATTTAGATTTTTCATTTTTTTTAATAATTTTAGATTGTCTTTTTCGAGGTTCAACAACAACAGCAATATAAGGATAGAAATATCTAGCAAAATCACTAATATCATTATGAGAAATTAAATAACCTTCTGGTAAATAAAATTGTTGAATTGTATTAATAAAAGCAAAATTAAATTTTTTATCTAATGGTACTTCTAATTTTAATTTATTATTTTCATTATTTATCTTTCTTATAATATTTCTAATTTCATCATATGATAATTTTATATCTTCAAATGTCGCTTTATCTTCTTCTTTCCATTGTGTTTTATAATCTAATTTCCCTAATTCTGTTAATGATAAAGATATATATTTATTTTGTGATGATTTCGATTCATAATTACTTTTTATTTTAAAACTAATACCATATGGAGCATTTTCAAACCATTTTGTTATTATAGCTTGTTTATCAGTTTCAGTATTCATAGAAAAGAATTTAAAAACGAGTTTACCATCAGGTAATTGATATTGAACAAAAGGATATTTATCATTAACAATAAAATTATCAAAAATTCTAAATAATTCAATTCTAGATTGATTTTTAAAATTTTGATGTCTAATATTTAAATAAACAGTAGATTGAGTAACATAATTATCACCAAAATATTTTTTATAATTTTTATTATCTATTTTTAATTCTTCAACATTATTAGTAATTTCATTTTCCATGATTAAATCATTAATAATAGTTTTCATAGTATTATTAATTCTAGTAACTTCATTTTGATAACTTTGTGTATTTATATTATTTTTATCTAAATAATCTATTATTTCTTTAAATTCTAAATAATTTATACCATTATAATATATTCTTACATATACATCATATACATTTTTTATTTGTTCTTCTGTTGCTGAATAATTCATACCCAAATCATTATATAAATCTGTCATATATATTTCATTATTTGTCATATAATTATTATATTCATCTAAAATATTATAAAAATCATTTTCATATGAGATCTTAGAACCATATTTTCTTATATTATCTTGTAAATTTTTTAAATTTCCTTTTAAAGTTTCATATATTCTCATATTAATATTTGGTTCTATATCTATTGTTAATAATTCCGTCTTTCTTATCCATTTTTGACCTATCATAATTTTATCTGTTATTAAATTTTCTTGATTATCTATAAATTCATATTCACTCCATAAATATAATCTTGATGGTATAAAATATGATGACTCTTTATCTATTTTTTCATTTTTTCTATATCCACTACATATTTTATTTTTAATTGTAACTATAGTATCATCTCTATATATATATTGATTTGTTATATATATCTTATAAAATGAATTAATTAGATCTTCATCATATAAATTATTATCTTTCGAATTATCCCATTTTTGTATATTATCTATTATATCATTTACATCTTTATTATCTATTTTATCTAATACATTTTGTATTGATTCTCTCACTTTATCTGCATTTTTATCTATTATATCTTCTTTTATATTCTCTAATTCTTCCATATCAAATTCATCTACTGATGATAAATCTATTTCTTCTTCTTTTGTTTCTTCTAATTCTGGTTCATTATAATCTTCATTATCAATATCATCATCTATAATATTATCATCTTTAGTATTTATGATATCATTTTGTTTATTATTAGTTTTTTTAGCATTATATTGAATATCTTCTTTATTAACTAAAATATTATTATGAATAAATTCATTAGTTAATGGTTTAGTATACATATAAAATTCTTGTCCACAACTTGATTTATTATATTCTCCTATATAAATATCTTTTGATTTAAAAAAATATATTTCTTCATAACCACCTATTAAATTTGTTTTATAACTTATATCATCTTCTATTTTTATTTCATTATTTTTTTTATTAAGATTTTTTAATAACATTCTTTCTTTGAAACTTTCTTGATATGAATATGTTATAGCTGTTAAATGACTATATATTTCTATATGTTTATCATACCACTCTTGACCTAATTTATTTATTATTTCTTTTTTTTTTATTGGATTAGATTTTATTATTTTATTAAAAGTATGATTAATATGTTTAGATATAAATATTTTCTTATACCATTCATCTCCATATTCTTTATTTAATATATCTAATTCTTTAACATTAAGTATCATTAATGAATCATATAAATTTAACTCTTTAATTTTTTTTAATATTTTTAATAATTGATCATTAATAAGAGAACCAACAAATATAAGAGATATATATTGTATCTTATTATTTGAATTCTTAAATTTATATATAATTTTTATAGGATCATTCATTTGATATATAAATTATTCTATATAATAATAATAATAATAAGATTATTTATTATTATTTTTATTATTTATCTATATTTATTTAAATTATTATGAGCTCTATTTATTGATTATAAATCCATAATATAAATTATAATATATTATAATAATATTTTATAATAATATTCTAGAAAATATTTAATAATATTTAATAAAATTATTTATCTATTTAATAAATTATTATTTAATGTTAAACCACAATATTCTAATGGATTTTTTTCATAATCAATTAAAGTATATATATCATATTCTTTTGCTTTATTTAACAAATAATAATTTATTTCTCTAAATAGATCTGTATGACCTACTTCTGGACATCCTATATGAGCTATTTCATGTATTGCTACATACATTAATTCATTCATATTATGTATTTTACCATTTAATTTACTTCTAATACAAAAAACTAATTCTTCACCTTTATTAATAGAATAGGAAGTATAAGAGGTATCAATAGAAGATTCAGATATTTTAACTGATTTTAATTTATGTTTAATTTTATAAAGATAATCATTATAATCTTTATTTTTAGTAAGATTTATTTTATTTTTATTTGATATTGATTCTTGATCAATTTTATCTATTACTTTTTTATCATTATTATTATTATTATTATTATTAAATTCTTTATCTATAATTTTATCAACTAATATTATTAAATTTCTTTTCATTTTATCTAAAGTTTCTGCTGCTTCTTTATTATCTTTAACATTTCTAACAATATATTTATTACCATTTTCTAATGTAATCGTAATAACATCATTATTAGAGAAATTTTTATAAATATATAGACTAAAAAACAATAATATAAAAAAAATAGTTTCTATCATATTTATTATATATAATAAATGAGTAAAGATAAAATATATAATTTTAAAATTATTTTCTATTTTATTTATATAATTATAAATTAAGATGGGTAATAATTTATCAAATACTGAAAGTGATGTTATGAGTTATAATCAACAAGATGGTGGTTTTAATAATAATAATTTACAAGAAGTCGATATTGATATGACTGAAACTGATTATAATAATTTAAAACATGAAATGAAAGGTGGTAATTATTTACAAGAAGTTGATATTGATATGACTGAAACTGAATATAATAATTTAAATAACATGAACTCTAATTATGAAGCTATTTTAAATTATGAATCAATAAATTTAGATGGTGGTAATAATTCAATTAGTGATACTGAATATTTTAAAAGATTATTTACTGCTTATAATAATAAAATTGGTGGTAATATATCAAATAGCGAAGATGATAATAATGAAGATGATAATAATAATAATTTAGATGGTGGTAATAATTCAATTAGTGATACTGAATATTTTAAAAGATTATTTACTGCTTATAATAATAAAATTGGTGGTAATGATAATTTGGAAACTGTTGATTTAAGTATTTCTGAAAATAAATTTAATAATATTAGAAATAATTATAATCATACTGAACAACAATATTCTAATACTTCTCCTATGAATAATTACACTGAACAACAATATTCTAATACTTCTCCTTTTATTTCTAATCAAAATCAATTAAATGGTGGATCTAAACCTGATGATGAAAATACATTTAGTACTAATGAATTTATTGATTATTTAATTCAAACAGGAACTAAATTACATGGTGGTAAAGATAAAAAAACTGATTCTGTTACTGATTCTGATAATGATGATTCTGATTCTGATGATGAAGATGAAGATGATGATACATTAGATGATTCTTCAAGTGATGAAAATGATGAAAGTGATGAAACACCAAAAAAAGAAAAAAAGAAAGAAGAAGACAAAAAAGGTGGAGATAGTGAATCAATTAATTCATTAAGTTCTGATACATTAAGTACTTCATCTTATAATAGAAAAATTAAAAAAAATACTTTAGATAGTGAAACAATAAATACATCAACAGTTAATACTGAAACAGTAGATAATCACACAGATACTCCATATAATTTAACTTCTTCTATTAATACTTCAGATATTAATTTAGTAAGTTTTTCTAAAAAAAAATAAATAAATAAATAAATAAAATAATTTTATTCATATAATATTATTATATTGTTATTATAATATTATATTAATCAATCATATTTAATCTAAATTTATTATTATAATTATTATTATTATTATTATTATTATTATTATTATAATTCTTCATCAATTCTTTCAAATTATTCAATTTCTAATATATTAAGTTTTTTATTTTTATTAGAAATAGATTTCTTTTTTTATTTGATAGTTTTTTTTCTTAAAACTTGTTTTTTATCAAAATCAATATTTGGTTTTTCAATATCATTACCAATATTGATATCATCATTAATTTCATTTAAATTAATTTTTTGTCTAATTAAACCATAAGTTTTTAAATCAACAATTCCATTTCTTTTATTATTTTCAGCAATAATATATGGTTCAAATATTTTTTCAGGATTATCATGTACTAATTCTAAAAATTGTATTGATGGATTCATTATTTGATTAGTTAAATAAAATAGATAATCAATTTTTAATTTATGTTCTAAAATATAATCAGGATGTTCAATTTTTTCACCTTGTAATATTTTTTTTTTATCTTTGGATTTTGGAATAACAATAGTAACAAAAGGAATTCTATCATTAACTTCAGGAGCATTACCTGGATCTCTTGTTGTCATTCTATCTGCTAATACTACATGAGCTTGAGTTTCTCTATTTACATATTTAGCTTTTAAAGTTTTTGAAGTAATAAAATCAGTAATAGGATATTTACCTTTTAATAATTTATCAACAGATTCTTTAACAAAATCAATAGCTTTATTAATATCAATTTCATTCATCATAATATCAACTAAACCACCAACAACTTTTTTAACAATATTAGCATTATCTCTTCTTTTTAAAACAACACCCATAGAAGTTTGTTTAAATTTTTTTGGATCTTCTTCATATTTATTACCAATATATTTTTTTTTAGCCATTATAGCAAATGGATAAAAAGTTTTTTCATATTCCATATTATGAGGTATAGGTAATAAAGTTTTTAAGAATTTAGATGCACATTTACCTAATTCTATACAATATTCTAATAATTTTAAATCTTTTTTTTTTTTATTAACAATAATATTTTGATCTAATAATTTTAATCCCATATTGATAAATATTGAATCAGTATCACCATATATAACAACTGGTTTCATAGAATATTCATTATATAATTCTACTAAA